TAAATTAAATATAAGAAAGGAGTGGTTGAAATGGAACCAAGAATAAGAGTAAATGATATATTAGAAGCAAAGGATATGTCTGATTGTCGTGTACCGTTTGTTAGATATAATGATGAGGAGCTATCAAAGAAATACGGTATATCTGACGATGAAGTAAATGCTATAAGATGTATGAATCCACAGATAGTTGAAAGTCTTAAGATTGTAGTACCAACTAAGGAGTTTTATGAAGATATGGGTTATATTGTGGAAGACTTCGCAAAACTGAAGGCACAGATTATGTCAAATAATCTGTCAAACGAAGTAATGGCGATACTTTTGGAAAACTATGAAGAGAAACTTCAAAGATTTCAAAAACGTTATGGTAATACAGAAAAATTATAAAAATAAATAGGAGGAATAAAGATGGAAGAAAGAGTATTATCGGCAAGAGAAGTGAATGCAAAAGTAGGGTTAGCGATGTTTACAAAAATCGCTTTAGACAAGATTTTATCAAAAGGGGAAAAGAAGGAAGATGTATTAAAGTATGAGCCACAAGCTGTAATGGATATGCTTAATGATATCCATGAAAAACCATTAGTATTTACAATGGTTGACTTCGTTTCTGATACTTTAGTAGGGAAAGTTAGAGACAAAGTATTATCTAAAAGAAGAGGAGACAAGCTTGTTGATATGATTCAAAAGCTAAGAGATGGACTTAGACCTTATGAAGTAAAAGAACCTAAGGTTGGAACTCACTTTGGTAAAATAGACTATTACCTAAATCAACTTGAAGGAATGGGTACTATGATAAAACTGATGTCTGAGAGTGCAAAGGAATTAGAAGGTAAGACAGACATTAAGAAGATGGATGAAAAAGAAAAAGATGAGTTGAAGAAAAAGCTAAAAGATATGATTTCGTATGCAAGAATTATATCGTCTCTATTTAAAGAAAATAAAGATGTTGTAAAAGCGTATGAAACTGATGCAAAGGAACTTTTAGAAGTTCTTGACCCAAAGGCAAAAGAGGAAGAAGAAAAATAAAAAGTGGGGAGAAATCCCCACTATCACTTAAATAAAAGGAGGAGAAAGATGAGTTTACTAACATTAATAGCAGCAACTGTAATGATGGATGATATAAAAAGAATAGAAAGAGAGAAAGAACAAAAGAGAATTCAAGATGCAAAAGATAGAGCAGATGATAGACTTAGAAGAAAGATAAGAATTCTTAAAGAAGAATTCGGAGAAGATGCTGTAAATAAAATAAAATTATAAAAGGTTTTTCATATATAAGGAGGAATAGTTATGAGTTACAATGTAAATGATTTAGAAATGATACAAAGTTTTATTATAAGAAATGAAGCAGCTTTAAGAGAAAGTTTAAAATATGATACTTTAGATAAGTTACAAAAGGAAATGGAAAGAGAAATACTTTATACAAGACATATAGAGTCTGGAATGCCTAGAGTATTCATATCATCTCAAGAAGATGAAAAGAACTTCAAAGACTTCGGTATGGCAACTGGAATGGTAGCAGTTCTTGTGGATAAGAATGAAACTATTGATATACAAGGTATAAAGTCTTCTAAGAATAGAATGACTGCTATGGTCATAAATGGTGTAGGACTTAATCAAATAGACGCCGAAGTATTAGGAGAGCTTATAGTTTATAACGACCTTATAAAGCTTGATAGTTCAAAAGACTTAGTAGAACTTGCAAGAGCATATAGAGCAAGAGAAGTACAAGATGATAATAAGGTTGTATCTACAAGACCTGCACCAAAACCTACAGTTGAAAAGGAAGTCATAGATACAAATAAGGTTAGAGAAGCTATGGATAAAGAAGTAAAAGATGCTCAAAACTTATTAGGAGTTAAAAGTGTTGAAGATACTGTAGAAGACCAAGTAAATGCTGAAAAGGAAAAGAAACCTTTCACATTTAAGATGAATCTTGATGCTCTTAAAGAAGATAATAATAATGCAGCACCTAAGCTTAAGAAAGCAGGAAGTAATGGTGTTAAGCCTAAATTCACAGGATTTGAAAACCCACAATTTATGGCAGAAGATGGAAAGGTAAATGAAGAAGGAGTTCCACTTAAGTTTGCCTTAAATGATGTAGCAAAAGAAGCTGTAAAGGAAAAGGGTGGAAGTATAAAGCTTGAAACTATAGTAAGTCCTGAGACTTTAGAGAAGTTCACAAGAGGAACGCATGATGCGACTGAAGATGAGTTAAAGGCTTTAAATGAAGCTCCTACAACTCCTGCAAATAATACACCAGTAGAAGATAAAGTGCCTGATTTATCACATATATACTTTGTAGATGAAGATAATATGTTATCAGGAGTTTCAAGAGATGAAGAAAGTAGAGAATTCATAAGAAAGAATTGGGATAACTTAGTTGCTGATGGTAACTACATAGTTATCGAAAATGGTTCTATGAGAAAGCTCGATGGAAGCTATGAATTTACTTTAGAAGAAAGAGAATACTTAGTAGACCAATTCAGAAATATAATAACTGACCCAAATCTTGATACAAGTCTTATCCCACAAGAAGTATTAGATGTTATGGAAATGGAAGTAGAAGATTGGGACAATAACCAAAATATTGACAATATTGATTAGGAGGAAATATGAAGAACCAAAAGTTTGTATTACATAAGGCACTGCTTGATGCTTACTATACACTTATTATAAAAAGAAATAAGTTAGAAGCAAGTCTTGAGAAGCTAGATATCAGTCCTGATATCGACGCTTGTTGGGAATACTATAAAGAGTATAGACAGCAATACAAAAGCTTAGAAGAAGCTTTCATGTACTTAAAACGTACATCTGAAGCATATAAGCACGGAATTAAGAAAAGATTAGTTAAGGGTAGTAAAGAAGAAAAAGCACACGGACTATTCCAAATTCAATTCTGCGAATATGGAATTATACACGAAGGTATAGTATCTATATGTGAAGAGCTTGATATTCCTTACACTAAAGTAAAGGAAAAGCTGTATAGATTTATGCAGTTGTATCATGGGTTAGAACCTATACAATATGCAAATCCTGAAAAGGCTGATGTACCTATACATGAATTTATGATAGGTGCTTTAAGGCAGCAATGGTTTCATAAAGCTTTCTCAATGAACGCTTTATCGACACTTGCTGATATCGTCAATAATAATGATATGAATATTATTGATGATAAATACATAGTACACAAGACAATATGGTAATGGTGGGATTTTCCCACCATTTCTTATAACACACGAAATGATAATGAATTAGGAGGACTAACAATGAATCGTGTGAAAAAACTTCCATTAGGTAAAAGAAAGTTAAGTACGCCTATGGATAAAGAAGATATAGCAATATATAAAACTGCAAATATTATGCGTAGAGATATTTGTGATGAATTGAAAGATAGTTACTTAGCATATTCGGTTTCAGTTATTACTTCAAGAGCAATACCACACTTGAAAGATGGACTTAAACCGTCACAAAGAAGAATACTATATGTATTAAAAGACGCACATATAAATATAAAGTCTGCAAGAATAGTTGGAGATGTATTAGGTAAATACCACCCTCATGGGGACCAAGCTGTGTATGGTACTATGGTAAGACTAGCACAACCATTTAAAATGTACGTTCCATACGGTATAGGACAAGGAAACTTTGGAAGTCTTGATATTTCGGATAGTGCAGCGAGTGCCAGATACACAGAAATTAAGGTTAATCCTGAAACTCTTGATATATTCTTTAAGCATAATCAACTAGGTGTAGTTTATGAGAAAAACTACGATAATACTTTAGATATAGCTGAGCATTTAGTTCCACTCATACCTATGTCACTTGTGAATGGTACAGTAGGAACAGCTGTAGGATTTGCAACGGATTTTCCTACACACAATCCTAAAGAAGTAATAGATACATATATAGCATATATGAATGGGAAGTTGACTAATAAGAATATAAGAAAATATTTAAAAGGTCCTGACCCAGTTATGCCTTGCTATATAATAGATGATGTCAGCATTGATAGGGGATATCAAACTGGTAGAGGAAGTTATTACGCTATGCTACCATACGTAATAGAAGATGAAGGTAGAGGAAGAAAGAGAATTGTATTTACATCGGTTCTTCCTGATAAAGCAAAGGATTCTATGATTAATGAGCTTGTGCTAAAGTGCAGAGACCAGAAGAATCCACTATCGCAGATGATAGCCGATATAAGAGATGAGTCGTCTAAAGAAGGAGTAAGAATCTGCGTTATAACGAAAAGAGACGCAGATTTGAATGCTACTATAGAAGCACTTATAAATGCAAGATTTTGCTATGCTAAGTTTAATATATCAAATGTACTTATAGTAAACGGAGTACCTAAAAGACTTGGTGTAATAGATATGCTTAAAGAGTTTCACAAAATGAATACTGAAACTTCTGTAAGACATCTAACTACTCTTAAAGAGAATAAAGAAAGAAGATTACATATACTTGACGGTATAGAGCTTGTAATTGAGAATTATGATACAGTAATTGATATCATAAGAAAATCTAAAGGAAAAGAGGAGGCAAGAATTGCTCTTCAAAAGAAGTATAAAGGACTTAGTGATATACAAGTAAATGCAATACTTGATACTAAGCTGTATACTCTTATAAATAAAGGGGATTCTATTAAGGCTGAGAGAAAGGTTATAAAAGAAGAAGTAAAAGAAATAAACCATAATCTTAAAGATATAGATGGATATATATTAAACTTATTAGAAGACTTAAAGAAAACTTTAAAACCGTATGCTAAGAGAAGATGTGAAATAATCAGCAAAATCCCAAAAACACCCGTTTAGAGATAAATTAAAGGGGGTTTTAAGATGACTGAAAGTAACATAGTACCTTTTGAAGATATAGAAAATCTATTTGCTCCGCAAATAAGAGCATCTTTTGATGAGGTAAAAACTGCTACTGCCAATTTAGAAGTTGCAAACTATGCAAATTCAAAAGCTACACTTATAGCTTACGCATCTGGTAATATAACTCAATATACAGATGAATACATCAAGCCCGACGATTTCTTAGCAAGACAGAAGTTCTGTCAAGATTTCGTCGTTGAGCTTGATAGACTTATAGAAGAAACTTTTTTTGTGGAAGTTCGTGCTGATGATTTAGAAGAGCTTTTTAAGATTTACGAACTATTTGTAACTCAAAGATTTACTACAATATCTAAGATACTTCTATACTACATTGTAGAGAAGTTTGGATATGAAGTTATAGATAATACTGAAGAAGCTTCTACTCTAGCTGTAGAGCTTTTAAATAAGATAGAAGATACCATTGATTTAACTGAAGCATTTGATGATTGGTACTTAGAAAGATGTAAAGAGTTTCATGATAATATATTCTTTGAAACAGCGAGACAAAACTTCTTTGAAGTATTTACATATCAAGAAGGAATGAATATAGCTGAGATTATAGCAAATCCAGTTGTAATTAACTCAGTTAAATCGCAAATAATATACGGAAGAGTATGGATAAATAACCAAAAACTTAAGGAGGAAATAAATGGCTAAGAAAACTAAAATTGATAAAGGAAGTGTAGATACAAAGATATTACAAGACTGGAGAACTAAAATAGGAGTTGGACCTGTTATGTTTACAATGTTTATGAATGATGCTAATGATACATTGAAGAAACTTGAGGGTCGTGAGCTTATGGACCAAAAACTTAAGTTTGAAACTAAACTTAATAGAATAAATGCTCTTGCAATAATTGCTATGAATGAAAGAGGAAATGAATATGAAAAGAAGCTATCTTATGATATAGCTAAAAGAGTATTCTTTGATAGTATAAATACTATGACTATGACTTGGGAAGCATTTGAAGATAGAACTTCTCACATGCACGTAAAAGAAGGTATCAAAACTGTATATGATACTTATAACTATTCTAAGCTTATTAAAGATAGTCAAGTAGCAGATGTGCTACCTAAATTTGATACTTTAATAGAGTTATATAAATACTGGTATAATGATACACCTAAAGATGATGAAGCTAGATGGAATGTAGCTATGCAAATATCTGATATAAGAAAAGCTATAGCTGAGAGAAAATTCAGTGGTTTAAGAAAATTAGGAGCTATGACATCTGAAGAAAAAGAAGATATCAAAAAAGAATACTTAGTTAAGTTTGAATATGATGAACTTGCAAAACTTCACCCAAATATTAAACCTAGAGAATTAAGTAAAGAAAATATAATAGAACCTAAAGACAATATTGATATTGCTTATACTTTAATAAATGATGGACTTATAGTAGGTATGGATATCTTAGCAGCTTTAGAAGGACTTTGTATGCAACTTGGTATTATCTGGAATGATAAAGATATAGTAAATACAGTAGATACTTCTATTGCTATTTTACAGCAATACGTGGATGATTTGAATTTAGATGTAGATAAATTCAATATGGATATAACTGAACCTAATATCCAATCTATTACAGATACAGATACATTATTTAAACTTATGGATACTTCTCAAAGATTTGCACTTGATTGCTTTACACCTGAGTATATCTTTAATGCTATAAGAAGATACAAGAAGTTTAATAAGAATGTAGCTGTTGATGGTATATTTGATGAGAAAGTAGAACCATCTCCAGATTGTAAACAATCAGCAGATAATATGGCATTCTTAGGTGTTATGGGTGTAAGACAGCTACATGATAGACTTGTATCTAATTATGGAGATAAGGAAGAAGTAGTGGAAAAAGATGAAAATGGAGAAGAAAAGAAAGTTGTAGATATTAAGTTAAATGGTAAGGTTATAGTAGCTTCTATTATTTATCACTTATTCATAGAAAGAATAATGAAGAACTCTAAGTTCATAAGAGGTTTAGAATGCTTATTTAATGGATTCTTACCAGTTACAGGAGCTGTATGGGAATCATTTGCTCAAAAGCTTGATAAGGCTATAGAAGGTGTTACAGTTAAGTTTGATGAAGATATGCTTAAAACTTATAAAGAATCTATGCTTATTAAGATAAAGGATTATACAGAACCTACAGAAGAATCTGAAGAAATATTAGAAGGAGTAGACGAAGAACCTACAGAAATACTTGAAGAAGCTGAAGAAGAAAAGAAAGAAGAGCTAGATGAAGAAGGAAAGAAAATCTTAGATAATATTCAAAAGAAAGTAAGCGATACTTTAGAAAATATAGATGAAGTTGAGGAAAGGTCTAAAGAAGCTTTAAAGGAAATTATGGAAGAAACAGAAAATGAATAATTGGAATGTGATAAACTCTTAAGTGAGTTTATCACTATCTTTATTTAAAGGGGAGATTATGGATAATTTTCACGAGAGTATAAAGAATAGGTTACAGAATATAAGAATTGAACTTGCTAAATGTAGAATCTTAAAGGAGGATAAAGAAGATGTCGAAGAAGTCAACAGGGATAGGAAGCATACTAAGAAAGGAAGTAAGAGAAAGGGAAAGAGAAAATAATATTTTTTATAGAGTTCCAAAGCTAGATTTAAGTGCTAGTAATAAGACTGCTTATAGTATAACTGGGGTTACATCAGATGGGGAAAGACTTGTAGGACATATTGAAGTATGTGATAGAAGTAGTGCTAAAATACCAAAGAAACTAAATGGTAGCGGTGGATTACTATTTGGTGGTGTAAGTCCTGATTATGTAGCACACGGTCTACAAGATGATTTAGAAAGAGCTATGAAGCATTCTGAGAAGATACATCATGACTTATCTGAAGTAATGCAAGGTGCAACTCTAGCTCCTAGAATAGTTGATGGTAAAATTATATCTATGGATTTATGTAAGGACGCTTGTAACCACAAATGGTCATTCGATGCTGAAATATGTAAATTGACAGGAGGAGATGAGATGCCAAAACATCAGTCTGCGTTATCTGCTGTTAAAGAGATAATGAAACAAAATACAATACTTTCACTTACCGATGAGCTATGTAGTCTTTCAAATCAAGGAGTATTAACTCAAGAGCTATTTGAAGAAAAGAGAAAGAAGATAGAAGATACTATAGCTTCAATGTCTGAAGAGTATAAGGAAATGAATAAGACGATATATAGAAAAATAGAGGAGCATATTAAAGTAATAGGAGAATCGTTAGGAGATGAGTAATATGTGCGTTAAATCTGCATTACATGATGTTAATACTTTAATGACAGAGAAGTCTATAATTTCAACTATAGACCAAATAGAAGGACTTTTAAAAACTGGACAAATAAATGGAAAAGAATTTAAAAAGAAAAGAGAAAGAATATTATCTTTAATAGAAAAACTTCCTTTAAGTTATAAAAAGCATAACGCTAAGGGGATTAGAGAAATAAAGAGCTATTTAGATGATGTGGATAGTGCTGTATCAAAAATAGAAAGAGATAAAGCACTGCTAAAAAAGAGATATTATTGTTTCTCTGAGGGAGGAAGATTATGAGAAATAAAGGATATTCAAAATGTAATGGTATAACTAAAGCTATGAGAAACTTAAATAAAAAGTCAAGAATGCCCTTAGGCTATAGTGCTCTTAAAAAGATATGTAAATGTGCACCTAGAGATATTATGAAGATAAGAAAATACTGTAGGACTCTTAAGTATACATATATGCTTGATTTAGATTATTTCAGACATGTACATAAAGGGGACATTGTAGATTTATGTAACTCAACATTCGGTGCTGCTTATCTTAAAGCTTGGCGTAAAGTACCTACTATGTATGATATAGTTGTGCTACTTAGAGATAATGATGATGTATATAAAAGATTAATATAAATAAAGGTTTATGGCAGGGGGTCCCTGCCATAACTGTAGTTTACTTTAAATACATCTCTTTAAATACATCTCTTTAATAATATCAACGATTGCGACACGCACGTATGAGTAATAATAATGATATCTTTATGACATCAGTATATTGTTTCTGTATTCTACATCAAGAAAACTTTCTTATCCGGACTTTCAAGTGCGTCTTTTTTCTCATTTAAAGAAGATATAATCATAGTGTCTAAATCATTTGTCGTAAGTGCAACAAACGTTTCAGCTCTTGTATTTATCTGCTTAATAGATAAAGAAGCAAAGTGATTTATATCTCTAAACCTTGCTTGTTTAGATTTATCCTTTCTATCTGCAAGAAGTATAGCTATCATGTATTCGTAATAATATAAAGGAACATCTAGTTCCATATTCTCACGAGAAGCATTCATATATGCTCTATATACATTTTGATATTCCATATCTTCGAGTATCTGTCCTTGTAAGAATAAGTTATTTATTATCTCTTGATTTGATATAGACTCAATCATATTATTAGAAGCAAATATATCTCCCTTTTCATATATAAGTCTATATCTATCTTCTTCTTCTATATAACTTGAGAACTTTGTCTTTGTTGATATACACTGAGTTACATCAAATGCGTCTTTGGGAGAGTAAATCTTCCCAAAGAGCATTACAACTGGTTCAGTATGAATATTAACCACACACTTCTTAGGAGTATGAAATTCAAAAGGTTCTACGACATAGAAGTTAGCATCTTTTGTATCAAGTCTTAAGTAATCTTTAAAATTCATTTAAACCTCCTTATTATAATGGACCATTAGATGGATGCGGATCATCATGTGCTATTCTCTTATACATAGGGTTAAGACTTAAATACTTTCTAGCACACATATAATGAAATTGTGCATTATTCTTAGCAAAGATGAGGTTAGGTCCCATAGCTACATTGTATATGTGACTGTAGCCACCATATGTAGTAATATAACCGTAATATTTTCTATTTGTGTATGGGTATCCATATCCCACTTTGTATGGATCATCATTATGTTTACCATATTGGAAATTTGACGCATAATTACCTTCTTGTAGCCTAGATAGTGCTCCAAGTCTCATAGGTGGGAATATCCATCCTCCAAAGTTACGTACATACTCTCCATCCAAATATAGTTCAGGATGTCTACGCCATTGCTCACTTATAGGCATAGGAGATATCATATTTCTTGTAACCCTTTTAAATAGTTCCATTACTCTATTTTTATCATTAACTTTAGTTCCATCTATTTGACTCATAAGAAAAGTTCTACTGTGGTCGTATTCGGAATTAATATTAAGATACTTAATATCATCATTTTCATGAAATTGTCTTTCTGTTCCGACACCAAGTTCAGCTGTTACAAATTTATTATTATCATATTCCACATAACCCGGCATCAAATATATTTGACTTCCAATTTCCATTTGACCTTTATATATTAGATTAGGAAGTCCTTTTGGTACAGATATCTTTATATTGAATCTGGCATTATCTGAATAATCAAATGATGTACGGCAATACATATCACTTTTATTATATTGTGTAGGATGAAGTCCCAGTTCTTTAAAGTTTCCAAAAGTAATAGTTATAAATCCTATTCTTTTAAGACCGGTTGTATCGAAAATAGTCTGTCCGATGTGATTTAAGGATACGTCTAGTTTATTTTCTTCTTCAAATCCTACATATACTGTAGGAAAGTTTTGTAAATATGTCATAGCATACAGAGAATTTATACTACCAGATTGCTCGGTTGTACAAGAGTTAGAACCAATCATACCTTTTGTGATACCCCAAACCATATCTTGGCTTGTTACCAAGTTTATTCTTCCGGGTTCATATTTTATAGCCTTTAATTCATTTCCTTCGTACACAAGCTTTTTGATAGCAAGAAGTTTTTCAACTTCTTTTAGAGTACCATCAGTTGTATTAAAGAAATTAACCTTTGTTTTATAACTGTGATTTCCTCTACTATTTCTATGTCTTGTAAAAACTGAGTATGTTCCAGCTCTCCAAGCATTGACACTACTCGCACCAGACGTTGGCATTAAAACTCCCTCTTTACCAACATTAATACCTATCATACCATGATTATATCCTAGAAATACATACGGTTCGCGAAAAAATTGTTTATCATTTCTATTTTCTACAATATATCTTGTAAATTGGTCGTAATCTTTATCTCCAGTATTAAAACGTACATTTGCATCATAATTCAAATGCTCTGGACGCTCTATATTTTTACGCTGTAAATAATTTATTTCTATATCTAAATTAAGTATTGCCTTTATGTAATCGTCTTTAGATACACTCTCTGTATTTCCATCATCTATGTATATGGGAATACGAATTCTATTGAACTCCTTTGTTTCAGAAGCGAGTACCTCATAAATATATGTACTATCAGTTTTATCATAAAGAGTATCCATAACATCAAGAAATGAATATCTTCTATCCTTTATAGATAAAGATTTTAAGTTGTCCCCTTTAAACTCAAATGAGTTTTCTGCAACCGGTACATTTGTTATCCCATATTTATTGTATTTATGTATGTACTTTTCTCCACCTATATGCGACCCCAAAATAAGCTCAAGGGATCTATAAAAGGAAGAATCGCTATGTTTTAAATTATGTAAATCAAAAGTGTCGAAATTTGTAAGACGCTTTTGTTCATCATAGATATTATATCTCTCTATATAATAACGCATATCACTTCCACTCCTCGTCAAAATGTTTATACCCATCAATAAGCTTAGGATTGTACATTTCAGTATCATCTGAGCCGCTATAGTGCATAGCCCGTCTTTCTGCTGGTAATAAGAATCCATTGAATCCACCTATGCTTTTTATATATCTACCAAACGGTGACATATTTTCCTCGAATTCTATTTGCGGATTCCAACGTCCTTGATCTAAAATAAGTTTACATAGAATTGTCTTAGGTCTAATGTAACCACACCCTTTAGATCCACTACTGCTCCCAAAATCATCATTGTCAGCAGATGGGTTTATTCTCTTACGATCCTTAGAATCCACCAACTGAAGTTTGTGTGTATTTGTCGCTCTCATAGTTGACGCTGTGTACAGCTCTAAAAATCTATATTCTCCATTGCTAAGTTTTAGAATAAGCGATGGTACCTTTCTAGGAATAGATATCTTACAAGTAAACGTCTTTAAGAAATTTGCCCATAAGTCCATATTCATAAATGTTTCTGGCGATAGATCTAAAACTGGATTGTCTCCGGTACGTTGTATGAAGTTTGCGTAGTTCCCGGGCATAAAGTGTTTAAATCCTCTATAAGTTCTTATTACAAGCCAACCCACTATATTATAATCGCGTTTGACTTCATATTCACCACTTTCATAAGCATAAGAATTAGGATGTCCGAATTCAAATGAGACATGTAGCGGTAATGGATAATTTACAGCATATTGGTACCAGTCGCCACTTGAGTTTTCTGTACCGCTATAGTAATTATCCGCACCAACAGTTACATCCTTAGCTACAGCACTACCAGCATATCCACCACGCATAAATTTTAAATATTCGTAGTACGATAAACATTTATGTCCATTTGATGAGCTATGACATATAGAATCGTACATCATATCTGCATGTGTGAATGTCTTATATCTATTCTTAGACTTAGCAAATGTCATCATATATTTGCAATGTCTACCAGATAATACATTTGGTATAGAATATTGAGCCGCTGTCCCTGTAGCAGAATCCGTATGTGCAGAGCCAATACAACTCATATTAGGATTTACGTGCTGATGAACGACATCATGCTCCCATCTTTGTAATCCAGATACATACGGTGGATATATGTATGTCTTTTCATATCTATTATCATCGACAGAATCTTCAGGAACAGCTGTATCGAACTCTAACTCTATTCCTTGTATTTTAATATCTTGTATATTATTAAAATTAAAAAGTCCGTAGTTATCTCTTGTGTATGTGTCACTTATAAAATCAATGTCGTCATGTTTTACATAAAATGGAATCTTAATAGAATACTCTTCAAATTCTGTAGCCCATATCGGATTATATGGTGCAGTGTATTTTAATTTTTTCATCACGCCCTGCTTAGATGGTTCGTAAGGCAGATAACCTTTATCATCATCATAAGGTAAGGCACGAGATATGTCTATAGTATACCTAGCTTCTCTGAAAGGAGAAGATTTATCAGCTTCTTCCACTATAGATTTAAGAGACAAAGATATAACTCTTTCATTTATTACATTAACTTCGCTATCTCTAGTTTTAGTATAGAAATCTGGTATCCTAGTTATAACTTTAATTTCTTTACCATCATTTCCTATTACATATTTTTTACCAGCAAGCATAGCTTTAGCATTGCTGATAGTTCTTAAATCTAAAAAGATATTATCGTTGTAATTAAGCTGTGTACCAATTAAAGCATTAATAAGAGGGTGCTGTATAGCAGCAACCTCTGTACGTAAATCGTCTTCTAAGCGATACGATAATTTATCCATCATTTCATTATACCTCCTAAACATTTACCCCCTACATTTATTGTACGTAGCATATCTTGTAATCTAGTATCTTTTTGATATTCCACACATTCAAGATACATGGTTCCGATATTTACGTACCCACTAAACACTTGACTTCTATTAGAAAAAACTGCAGTGTACATAAAATCAAGTACATCGTCCATCGGTGGTCTTAGATACCCACCATTGTCTTTTATACGATATCTATAGAAATCATATTCTCCCCATCTTAAATCTGGAGACTTCTCATACGATGCCATAAATGATGGACGAATAAATCCGGGAGCTTTATCTGTATCTTTAAATATCTCATTTGTCTTTATTTGTGATAATGTTGGAGCAAAGTATACAGCTCCTTCTAAGTTACTATCGAATGATATACGACTATCTAAAAATTGCATTTTTTCTATATCGTTGTATTCCATTTTAACCATATTAGGTCTTGGTTTATTATCTTTTAACCAACCCCATTTTATACCATCATCCATATCTTCAACAACATCAGTTTCATTTCTTCTTCTTATTTTATAGAAGTTTCCTCCGACACTCTTTTGATGCTTAGGTGTTCTTAGAGTTACTCTAAAGAACGTATCGTGTGGTCTAGTTTTAACATCGTATGATGTATATGGATTTGCCAAAGGTTCTTCTGCAATTATAGCATCTTTATCATATACTCCATCTTGAAGTGTAGAACCTACAATACCAGAATACGCTCTTAGTATAAGATACCCAAATAAAGTCTTAGGTGTCTTCTCTTCTATATTATATGTATCTATAGGATTGAAGTTTTCATCAACTTTACATTGCACAAACTCAAAGTCTACAGATATATCCATAGGATTTGTAAGGTCTTCTGAATCTGGGGATATCCCTTCGGGTAATATTCCTAAATTATCATTATTAGGATCTCCTGCACGGAAATTATAACCAAATGACATAGGATATTCAGCTTCTGTATCGTAAACCTTTTCCACGTTTACCCACTCTGCAGGAAATGTTTCTTCAACACCCGGAAAATTTGGTTTTGTGGCGTATCCGTATGCGGATACTCTATATCTACAATGTCTATTAGGTCTTTTATTTAAAGAATACACATACTTTTTTATAGCTGCATGGAAATCTCCGGGAAACTGCGTTTTATGTACTCCTATAAATTGACCGTTAATTGTGTGCTTTATATCAGCACTTTCATCAAACTCCTGTCCTTCTAAATCTTCACCAACAACCAATCCTCTACCTGCGACATTTATGTAAGAGCTTTCCATGTTTTTTGTGAAATAAGTATCACTCAAAGGACTAGGCATAAAATCTATTTGCACGTCTAAATCTCTTATAAAGGCTACACTATTATAATGACCATCTGTAAATATGGGAATCTTCCAAGAATTTACTCTGACTTTCGGCACATTTATATGTCTCACTTCTTTTTCTTTTGATTCAATCTCATCCCTCCTAGAATAATATTCGCTCATCGTCATATTACGATAATTGTAAAACCATTTTGCAAGAGACTTATCATCCTTAAAGCTTTGACCTTGATATGTGTATGGTACGCGAAATGAATTCTTTATATATGATAATTCGTTTGTGACATCGTAAACTGGTAATGGCGATGTATCAAACTTACAATAATATGTGGCAGTGTATTCTGCCTCTCTCATATTCTGTAATGCTAAATTTGTTAAGTTTAAAGGTATGTGATATCCTTCACTATAGTACATAGAGTGGTCAGCTCTTGACATAAATACATCCACATTAGAACTCTGTCCACCATCACTATGTAAAGGACTAACCTTAGCTTCAGGATTGAGAACGATACTACCATCAACCACATGCCAATAATTTCTTCTCATAGAGTTACCTAGCACAACATCAACAAATTCCATAAACTCAGCTTTGAGGTTATTTATCATTATATGAAAATGTGTGTCTCTTACCACATTCTCAGCTACATATAAATTTGGTAAAGCTTTTAAATTTAAGTTCCAAGGAGAGTTATATGATGAACTTCCAAATATACTCATAATCTGCCACCTTCCTATTTGTATAGATAGTAGTCAACTCTACAACTATCTTTCTTCACATCTGTATCAAATATAACATATATCTTTTCTCCTATTCTTTTCTTTAGAGTTGGTTGAGCAAAAGTATATGCACGAGATTCTCTATCTTCTATATATAGTCTATAACTTGAGACATCCCCACCATCACTGCCCTTAGCTTTAATAGTTAAGTTTAAAACTCCTGATAAGTCAGACAAGTTCTTAACTTCTATTCTTGTACTTGCAGGTATAATAGCTGAGTATTCAGAAGCCCCATTTAAGAAGAACACCGAACCTCTATCAACTACGTCAGATTTATAAGTTGAATTTAAAGTAAATTCTTCAAACTCAACTTCGGTATTTGAAAGTCTTACTGTATTTTTAAGACACATATATAACTTTCCATTATTTTTATCAATATAAAGTCTTCCCTTTTCTTTATTTCCCACATCTTGTATATGTAGTACAGTTCCATCTGCAGAACCTACATCTACACCAAGAACTGAACCTAAAAGGAATTGAAGCTGAGCTATTTGCTCCCAAGCTTTCCCAAGTCTATGGGGATTTCCTTTAGTATCGTGTGGAGATAAATCAAGGTTACGTTTAAGTGTATTCATTTAAAAACCTCCTTTAAAATTACTAAAGGGGTGTTTTTGAATGTTTCGACCGCGTTTTTTTTTTCAATTATATATAATAAACATAGAAGACAAGAGTAAACTTACAAGGGTAAGAGCTCGCTGTCTAAATTTAATACCTGAGGAGGTAACGCTATGAAATATTTATTCATAGAAACTTGGACAAAAGCTGGAAAAAAGGGATATGACATAATTGCTATAAATCACAATTTGGGAGTTCTTGATATCATGGACTTCCAATACACAATGGATGCTCATGATTTATTAGGAATACTTAAAGAAAACTTTGAAACTTATACATTGCACAGTAGTTGTGTAATGAGAATAGTTACAAACAATATCAAAGGAGGTAGATATAAAGTAAAATATATGTAGGGGCTTGTCCCCTTATTTTTTTTTTTCTACAATCCGCTAAGCATTATTGTAAAGGAGCGTGATACTATGACTGTAACTGTAAAGATGTACTATATTCAATTTTCACAAGATATGACTGATGAGGAAAAAAGACTTACAAAGATATATAACTGGCACATTCATCAATCTATATTATCATTAAAGAGACATTTTGTTCGTGATGGAATATTAGTGGTAGACGATACTGAGTATAATGATTTTGCTGATGTTGTTGATATTGTAAGTCATACATTTATATTAAATGACAAGTTTTTATCTAATGAAATGTATAAAAATATGTGTGGTGATATACTACCAGACTCAATACCAGAAGTGTATGAATTTACAACTAAGTGTGATATTACTGTAGATGATGTAACTGTGACTAAATATATAAGATATGGTACAGATACAAATAAGCATAAATCTAAATACAAATATTATTACTATCATGAAATATTAGACAATAATTTTAGTAAATGTCGTAATATAAAGGATATCTAAAGTAACAGCATTCTCTTTTTATGACTATATATTATTAACGAAGTAGTACAATAATAAAATTTTGGAGGTAGAATTATGAAAAGAGAAATTATTAATGAAGTGAGAAATGCGGTTATTGGATTTGGAGAAGTTGTTGATTTTGCTATTGATAATAAAAATAGCAGATGTAATGTACTTATTATATCTGGGAATAAAACGTTAGATAATGGGACAGGTTATTTACAAGACCAGCCAAATGCAGAGCTATATGCCTGCATGATATATTTTAATTCCCTAAAAGGAATTGACACTATACTTATCAAAACTGATAAGGATAAAGATGGATTCCAAGGTTATAATAAGATAAATAGTGTAGTAGAAGTCTTGGACCCAATTTTAGAAAAGGAAGTTGGGCATAAACATCACTACCACTTTTTCGACGAAAGAGCTGGTAGAGAAGATTCAAATAAGGTTAAACTTTCGGAGAAAGTTAGCATCTTTGAAAGACTATCTGAATATCTTGACCTTGAGATTAAAGCTGATAGACTGGCTTTAAGAGATAAAGTATTAATGATGTACATATATAATAATCTTTGTAAGGTCATTGATTCAGATAGACAATACTATGAAGCTAAGCATAAGGAGTTATTCTTCTGGACTACTGAGAAGAGATATAACTACACTAAGGGTAAGCTAGAAACTATGCTTACTACAAAATAATAACAAATGGGAGATAAAGTTCTCCCATATTTTTTAAAAAGGGAGTGATTTAAAATGTATGACAAAGATGATTTAAAGATGAAGTTAAAGGCTTATTCAGAAATGCAAGACTGTAATCTTATGGGGTTTGTACCTATACTTAAAAAGGCTTTGATACAAAGACTTAAAGATAATGGTATTGATAAACTACCACCACTTGTTGACGAAAGTTTACAAGATATAGTATCTAAATGTACCACTGTAACTGTAGTAGGTATAAGAGAACCTACAGAGATTGTATATAATATAGAAAAGATGTGTAGTGTCTTTGATATATATTTTGATAAGCTTGTAAGTGTTATAAACTTTACAAATGCTAGACACAATATGATTATAGATGAAATAAAGAAGAAAGAAGATAAACCTAAAACTTTCTCTAAGGTTTCAAGAATAATATCAAGAGTTAATGAAAGTAGGACCGTAAATTATCCTACATATCATGAGTGGGAATGGTTTGATACAACTACTGAAGATATAAATAAAATATTAAAAGATAAGACATTATCTGAATATGAATTTGAGGTAGAGTTTATATCAACTGATACTATGTCTATAGCTGAAGGAGAGAAATTTAAAGCAATAACTATAATGTATTTTAAACTTACAGAATACATACCAGATGAGGAGTGATATAAATGGAAGAAAAAGATAAGATAGAAATAACTGTATATAAAGTTGAAGGAGTTGCACCCGGAGATATGAGAGGTAGTTCATTTTTCTCAAATCTTACATCTCAAAATCCTGAGATATTATCATTTCTTTGTATGTGTGAATACTTTAGAATTGGTAAAGATGTAAGAGCTGCTCATCTTAAAGCCTTTGATAATTTTTCTATCGGAAACTTTATAGAAAGAATATCTGAAAAATCATCAGATGATAACCATGTCATACTTATTGCAAAATATAATGGTGTAGTTGCAGGAGAGCTTATAGGTTTACTTGATGATTGGGGAGTAAACGAACCTGCTGTTGAATCTTTGTATGTAGAAAATAGTTTAAGAAAAAGAGGTATTGGTAAGGCTCTAGTTAAAGAGTTTATAAAGAGAGCTGAAGAATATGCTAAAGGAGTATTCTTATCAGAAAAAGAACCTAATAGTATCTCAGTCAATATATATGGATATAATAAGGTAGCAATATGCTTATTTAATAAACTAGGATTTAAGTCTAAATATAATGGCAAATTTAATGTACTTAACACATACACAAAAACTTTAAATAAATAGGAGGAAAAAGAAATGAATGTAGAAAAATTTAAAAATTGTTTGGAAGAATGTCTTAATGAAGGTATGGAAAAGAATCTAGGGTTTTATAAACTTGTAGAGAAGTTTCATGGAACTCTAAGATGCTTTATTAAGGAGAACTATCCTGAAAGATATAAGTTCATTATAAAGAATGAAAATGATGAACTTATCCATGAAACTGTGAGAAATATCGTTGATAGAAATATATACTATGATGATAATGATGATATATGTATAGATGATACAAATAAAGGTATATTATTTGCAGATTTAATTAATTTTGCAACTAATATAGTTGATATAAAGAAGATAGCTGTGGAATATGATGAAAAGGATAGACAGGCATTACTTGTTTTGGATGCTTCATATAAAGAACTAGAAGAAAGACTTACTAAAGAGCATATAGAACTAGCTCAAAAGATATTAAGACTTGAAAACTTCAAAGCAAGTACAGTATGGCTTTCTATAACAGATGATGAAAGATATATGTTAGATGAGCAAAGACAGTATATGGGACAATATGCTGAAGCTTTAAGAAGAAGAATAGAGTATTATAGAACTCATAGATTATAATATAAATAAGTGCTGTAGCTTCGGTTACAGCATTTTTTTTTTGACTATATATTATAAACAAAGAAGACAGAGAAGTAAACTCAAAGGGTGAGAGCTTCAATCTGTTGAATTAAATTTAAGGAGGTCATAAGATGACTAAGAAAAGTTTATTGGCTGAAGTTAAAATGGGAATTGAAGGTAAAGGTCTTGTGTGGTTAGGAAGAAGAACTTCCGATTACTGTGAAAAACTACATATCATATTTATAGCTACTGATATGCAGATAGACACATGCCCAATCGGTAGAGTAGTTGACGCTTTCGGATTAACTACTTACTTTAATACATTGGAGAAATCTGATGTGATTCTGATTGGAGTAAATAGAGACTTCTTGAGCAATATTGAAAATGAGAAGTTAGTTCAAGCTTTACCTAAGGAAATTTTAGAAATAGAAGATACAGATAAAGAAGCGAGATACACTTCTGTAACTATGTACGCTTCTTTATTGGGAGGTATTAAAGCTTTTGCTGATAATGTAAACATTATTGAAAGTTATGAAACAATGATGGCTGAAAGATTTGAAAGTGGCACATTAGACAAGGCAGACATGATGAATATGGTCATTCTTCATAGAACTTTCGCAAATGCTATCATAAATGATAATAATTTTATAGCTGGAGTAAGAGATAATAATTTCTCATTCTGGTCAGTTAGAAAGATTCTGAAGTATCTAGTTCAAAAGCACATCGAAGTATTCACTTCATTAAGTGGAAACTTTGATTACCAATTTACAGGAAGAACTGGAACTATTGCTGGTGGATATAACGGACACCCATTCTACGCTAGAAGATTCTAAGAAATATTGGCTGGGATATCCCCAGCCTTTATTTTTTTTTTTTATGTTCCTG